GCGAGGCCGGCGTCGAGCGCCTCGTCCAGGTTGGAAAACACGCGGAATCTGGAGGCAGAGCTCGGCGTGATGATCGTCGCGAGCCAATAGCGCTCGCAGTCGCTGAGCTCGATGCGGTATGTAGCGCCGGCCTTCACGGTTATTTCATAAGCCGGAAACGATCCCCCCTTGCCGGCATCGGCGGACGGCGTTCTAATCTCTCGACTTGTATATTCTGAGGCTGCGGCTGAAGGCCCGCCATCTCGGAGGGTTAGTGAGCCCGGCGCAAAAGACGCTGAGGGCTGACCGAACGGGGAGGAGAGTGGTCTGTCGTGCCGCGCCATAATGGTGCAGATATAAACCAGGTTGATATCTGCGGGCAACATAAATTTGCCACGGCGCTGACGGCTGACCTCAAAAAGGCGCGAAAAGCCCTACGGGTGCTGGAGCGCGAACCTATCTTCTGCGGTCGTGGCGGCGGAGATCCAGAAGTAGCGCTTCGATCGCTAGCCTTGTTGACGGCGGTAGTGCGACGAAGCTCTCAACAATGCGCTGTACTTGTGGATTGCTGAACACGTCGGCCTCGATCTCGCCGGCGGCGGGCATCAGCTCGGTCAGCGGAAGTTCCAGCGCTGCCGCCAGTTTTATCCGGCTGTTGAGCTCCGGCACGGAGAGACCGCGCTCCCAGTTAGAGATTGCCGACTGCTCGACATTGAGCCGGTAGGCGAGGTCGGTCTGGCGCAGGCCGAGGTGCGTCCGCGCGCGTGTGATCTTCCGGCCGATGGCGATGGCGTCAGGCTTTTTTGTCCTGATGCGCCGTCTCGGTTGCGCGGTGTTATGCCGCGGGTCTATATCAGAAGAATGTATTCCGCCGATTGGGGGATGTACGTCCTCCGCACCCAGTTCGGTCTCCTCAAGTGGCTGGCGCCGCGGCTGCGGCTGACCCAGCCGGCGCTGTCGATGTGGTCGCAGGTTCCCGAGAACCGGGTCCTCCGGATCGAACAATTGACGGGTATCCCTCGCCATATGCTCAGGCCCGATATGTGGACGCCGCCGTGGCAGCAGGAAGACGACCCGAACGCTCCCCCATTGGAACCCCCCCGCCGCCGACGGCGCAAAAACCGAATAAGCGCGAATGATGAGTTATCGCCATGAGACCCGCCTTATCATCGTTGCCGGTAGCTTGTCATGCATTTTATACGTTCTGCGTATCTGGCTGATTGGATGGCCGCATCCGCCTTGCGATGCACTCACTCCCCTGCCCTGGCTGCGGTGCGACACGAATAAGCTAGATTTATTAGGGAGGACCGGAAGTGATTAACAAGCCGTTAGGGGTCCTCCAACTCTCCAGAATGCGAACCAATCGCATCGGATACCCCAAGTATTTCCTGCATATCGCGCTCAGCCTGATGCTGTGGGTGCTGGTCATCGTCGCGCTTAGGTCCTGGTTATGAGGCGAAAGCCTGACTTCTCGCGCATGGTGAGCGTGGAGTGGAGCCCCAGCGAGGCGGCGGTGCTGGCGGGCGTGCTGATTGCCTTCCGGCAGCGCAGCGAGGGGCTGGACCCGAGCGAGGGACGGCTCATCGACCACACGGTCAGGCGGATCATGCTGCAGCTGCAGACGCTGCAGTGGCCGCTCGACAAGGCGAACCGGGCGCCCTACCCGGTATGAGAGCGACGGCGGCGACCCTCCCTGGAATTGCTCCCGGCAAGCGCACGCTGATCGCGCCCGTGGTGCGCGAGCCGGTGCTGCACCGCCAGATCGCCGACGTGCTGCGGCGCGAGATTGCCGCGCCGGGGCGAATCAGCGACGCGGGTGTGTGCTGGTGGAGCACGGACATGGCGGCATATGCCGGCAGGGTTCCGGGGATTCGCACCGGCCGCGGCTGCATTGCCGGCGTTGCCGATTTGACTGTGTTGTATCAAGGCCGTGCGTTCTTTATCGAGCTGAAGGCCGATGACGGTCAATTATCGCCCGACCAGGCGGCGCTGGCGGTCGAGGTGCTGTTCGCCGGCTGCCGCTACGGCGTCGCCAGGGACGCCCGCGAGTGCCTGGCGCTGTTGGACGCGTGGGGAATACCGAGGAGAGGCGCTATGAGACTGTAATCACAAAACGAACCGGCGGCAGTGGGAGCTGCCGCCGGGTCACAACTTATCAGAAGGACTTATATCGAGATGCCTTACATAGCCAGCCATCATGACAATTGCAACCTCCATTTCGTCCCTTACCGCCCGAAAGAGTGGTTAGAAGCGACGCTCGATCTCTCGTGGGAGCAGAAAGCCGTCTACCACGAGGCCTTTATGCTGATCTGCCTGCGTCGCGGGCCGATCCGGTTCGAGCTGCTGCAGAAGAGCCTCGGCATGCACTGGAGGACGCTTAAAAGCCTCCTTGGCCAGCTCTATGACAAGGGCAAACTGGTGCTCAGTGGCGACGAAATCGACCATCGGCTGGCGGCAAAAGAGGTTCAAGAAACCCTCAAGAAGGTTTCAAGATTGGTTCAAGACGGAGCGAAAGGAGGCAAAAACAAGCACTTAAGTCTAGCTAAAGGGGGGGAGACTCAGATTCAGATAATAGATACGGAAGAAGCTAGCGCTTCTTCCGGCGTCGGCGAGCCGCCGCCGCAACCGCCGCTCGACCCGATGAAAGAGTTTTGGAACCTAGGGGCGCAGATCCTCGGCAGCCGCGAGATTCTCGGCCATTTCCGCAAGGAGTACGGCGAACCAGCGTGCAAGCATGCAACCGAGCGCTGTCTGGCGGTGCATCCGAGCGAACCTGTCAAGTTCTTCAGAGGTTGTTGTAAAGACTACACTCAGCGTATCCGCTTAAAGGCGGCGCAAAGACCGCTTTCCCCCGCAACGAAAATGGCGAAAGGCTACTACGATGGCACACTCGAATACTACGGGATCAGCAAAGAAGGGCTTGGAGATATCAGCACTGATCACTGGCCTCATGTCGCTTTACTGGACGGCTGACGAGGATCCGGCGCTTCGTCGTGCGCAGATCCCGTTCTGGCTGGCGGCGCTCGAGGAGTTCGACCTTGATGTAGTTCGCCAGGTGATTCTCGAGTGGTCACAGCGACCTGGCAGCAAGCGGCCCCTGCCAGGCGATATCCGCGCGCTGTGCATCCCCGAGCACAACCGGCGCGCCCAGGAGCGCGCCCTCGCCGCGCCAGGCCAACTGAGCGACGCGGAGAAGTACGCCCGCAGCGTCGGCTGGGCGAGTAACGCCGAACGCCGCGACGCGCTCGCCCGCTCGGAAGCAAAGCTCGGCGCGAACCGTGACAACCTGGCCGACGGCAAGGCGATCGGTAACCGCTGGGCATATGAGCGGGGATATCCCTCGCTCGACGCTTATGCCCAGGCTAACGGCCTTGAGTATGCCGAGGCACGCGCAGAGGTCTGCCGCTCGATCATTGCCCAGGCCGCCGAAAAACGGCGAATGCCGCTTCATCCCCACGATAGGATGCCAGAGCGCGTCAAAGAGCGAGTGCGCGCCGAGCAGCCGTACAGCACACCCGACCGTGCGGTTCACGATGTGCTGGCTGAAATGGGCATCTCATCGGAAGCCGTTGAGTGATATGCTGGCAATGGTTCCCCAACCGTTACGATACCGTCCGGGGGGAACCATGCTCACACTCGGCGCCGCGGCCCGTCACACCGGCAGATCCAAGTCAGCCATCAGCCGAGCCATCGCCTCGGGGAAACTCAGCGCCGTGCGCAGCGGCAGGCCTAAAGGCGGCTGGGAAATCGATCCCGCGGAGCTCATGCGCGTCTACCCCCGCGACAGTTCCGGCAACCGCGAAACAGGACCGAACGCAACCCCCGGCGAAACCACTGCAGAGCTGGTTGCATTGGGCCGGTTGCTCGACGAGCGCGAGGCGACGATTCGCGACCTGCGCGCCCGGCTTGACGCGAGCGAGGCCGAACGGCGCTGCGCCCAGGAGCGCCTCACCGCGCTCATCACCGTCGAGAGGCCGCCGGCGCAAACCTCACGCCGCTGGTGGAAACGGCTGCTCGGCTGATTGCAGCGGGTTGATAAAAATATCATCCTGCGTCATATTGTCCGCGGATTACCCCTGGCGCCGGCCTCCCTCCCCAATCTCAAACAGGCCGGCGCACCCTTTCCACAGGCTCGCAGTGAGATGCCAAAGGGCAGCGCCGCAGCATCCCTCGCAAACCTCAAACCCTTCCCCAAAGGCTATCAGCCCGAAAACCGCGCGGCCAAAGGCAAGCAAAAGGCTCTTTACCTCGGCAAGCTCAATTCGCCCGAGGCCGTCGAGTTCAACCTCGAGGTCATGCGCGACCCCGAATGGCCGATCCAGCACCGGCTCAGAGCAAGCGAGAACATCCTCAAGATCGCCTTCCCCGCGCAGCGCCAGCAGCAGCTCGAAGGCAGCGAACAGCAGGCCGCACGCGAGCGCTACCTGCAGGTGATCTTCGTCCAGCCGCGCGAGCCGGAAGCCGCCAACGGCAAGGTCATCGACGCGCCCGCCAACAGCTTCGCCGTCTCCTTCGCCGGGCACGCTGATGGCGATTGACGCGCACTTCCCCATCGCCCTCGAGCCGCTCTTCAAGCCGGCGCGCTACAAGATCCTCTACGGGGGGCGTGGGGGAGGCAAATGCCTCGTGCCAGGCACGCGCGTGGTCATGGCTGATGGCTCGCTCCGTGCGATCGAGAGCGTTGCAATTGGTGATGAGGTCATGGGGCCGGACAGTAAGCCACGCCTTGTCTTTGGAACGACGACCGGGTTTGGCCCGCTTTACAAGGTCGAGCAGACCTCAGGCATGACTTACGTCGTCAACGACGCGCATATTCTGACGCTCAAGAAATCGCGCTCGGCAAAAGCTGACATCGGCGAGCTGTCGCCTGCAGGAAATGCGCGTCGACCTGCCGGTCGATATCCTTCATGGCCGGAAGTCACCGATATTCCGTTGCTCGACTATCTGCAGCAGTCGCAGCGTTGGAAAGCGCATTTCCGTGGTTTTCGGGCCGGCATGCTGCAATTGCCGTACAGCGAGGTGTCCGTCGATCCCTATTTCCTCGGCATCTGGCTTGGCGACGGCTTGTGGCGCGAGCTAATGGTCACGACTGCCGATGAGGAGATTATCGAAGCGTGCGGGGAATATGCCGAGGCCGAGGGCTGTACGCTGACGCTCTCGCGCAAATCGACTCGCAATCGTGCAACCGATGTTCGTCTGCGCCGACCAATGGGACGAAAAACAAATCCCATCTGGCAGAAAATGTTGCAGCTTGGACTTGGCACGCGGGAGAAATTCATCCCCGAATGCTATTTGTTGAACGATGAGGATACGCGCTTGCAATTGCTCGCTGGCCTCATCGACAGCGACGGTTATCGTCACAATTTGGGCTACGAGATCGTTCAGGCAAACGAGCGCCTGGCGCGGCAGATCAAGCAGCTTGTCGATGGCCTCGGGTTTCGCACGCGGATTACCGAAAGAAAAACGATCTGCGGCAACAACGCAGCTCAAGGAAAAGCCTGGCGCGTCACTTTCAGCGGCGACACTTGGCGTGTGCCGTGCCGTCTTGAGCGCAAGCGAGTGCGCCGCGAAGATCTCCGCAAAAACAAGGATTGGCTGCTCTCGGAAATCACTGTCACCCCGGACGGCCATGGTGCTTACGCTGGCATAGCGGTCAGCGGAGACAGTCGGTTTCTGCTTGAGGACGGTACTGTCACCCACAATTCCTGGGGCATCGCCAATTACCTGCTCACCGAGGCCGCCAGCCGCCCGCAGCGCGTGCTGTGCTGCCGCGAGTTCCAGGCGAGCATCCGCGAGTCGGTGCACCGCCTGCTCGCCGACCAGATCCGCAGCCACGCCCTCGCCCATCGCTTCAAGGTGCTCGACGCCTCGATCCGCGAGGTCGGCGCTGACGGCAGCGTCATCGAGGGCGGCAGCGAGTTTATATTTGAAGGATTAAGGCATAATGCCGGGAAGGTTAGATCTCTGGAAGGTATTGATAAGGTCTGGGTGGAAGAAGCTGCTAACGTTTCTAAGACGAGCTGGGAGATTTTAATACCGACGATCAGAAAGGATGGCTCCGAGATTATCGTTTCATTTAACCCGGAGCTGGAGAGCGACGAGACCTACCAGCGGTTTATCGCGCACCCGCCAAGTGACGCCGTCACGATGAAGGTGAATTACCCGGACAATCCCTGGTTTCCCGAGGTGCTGCGCAAGGAAATGGAGGACCTGCGGCAGCGCGACCCCGACGCTTACCAGCACGTGTACCTCGGCGAATGCCGCTTGACGCTCGACGGCGCAATCTACGCCGCGGAGCTGCGCGAGGCGACCGAGGAAGGCCGCATCTGCGCCATCCCCTACGACACGACGAAGCCCGTCAACGTCTATTTCGACCTCGGCTGGCAGGACCTGACCGCGGTCTGGTTCGCCCAGCACATCGCCGGCGAGGTGCGGCTCATCGACTACCTCGAGGACAGCCAGAGACCCTTCAACTCATACCTGCGGGAGTTGCAGTCGCGGGAGTACGTCTATGGCACGCTCTGGCTCCCCCACGACGCCCAGGCCAAGAGCCTGGGCACCGGACGATCCATTGAGGAGATTGCTCGCGCTGCAGGATGGCGGGTGCGTGTCGTGCCCAATCTGTCGGTCAGTGATGGCATTAACGCGGTCCGGACCCTCTTCCCCAACCTTTGGTTTGACCGAGAGCGCTGTAGTGATGGCCTGCAGGCCTTGCGGCATTACCGTTACGACCTCGACCCGAATGGACAATTCAGCCGCTCCCCTCTACACGACCAGGCGAGCCACGGGGCAGACGCGCTGAGATACGTCGCCGTCGCGATGCAGGAGGCAAGGCGGGCTAGTTACCCGACCGCGCCGCCTCCGCGCAGGCCGATCGAGCCGCGCCGCGGCGCTAACCTCGCCTGGATGCGGATATGACGCTCCTCGATCACTCGACGCTTCCTGCGGTCGAAACCGCTCGGCTGCCGATGTCTTACGAGCAGGCCCGGCAAGCGCTGGCGGAGTGCGTGCGAATGGACGAATGCAAGGAATGGTCAGACCGCGCCGAGGCGCTCGCCAGCTACGCCCGGCAATCGCAAGACGATGAGCTGCGCCGGATGTGCGACCGCATCCAGGCCCGCGCGATCCGGCGCTGCGGCGAACTGCTGCAGGAGATACCGCGGGGAACTGGGGCGAACCAAGGCGAGAGGGACGGCACCGTCCCTCTCGATCCAACGCGGAAATCTGCTGCCGATGCTGCCGGCCTATCCGAGCGTCAGCGCAAGACCGCGCTGCGCGTCGCCAACGTGTCGGATGAGGAGTTCGAGGATTTAGTTGAGAGCGACGATCCGCCGACTGTGACCAACACCCACGCATTTGACCCGTGGGGGCCAGCGATCACCTTCGCAATGGAGGCGGTGTGGCAGGACGCCGAGATGCGCTGCCTCGTCTGCGACGAGCCGCTCGGACGCTGCGCCGCCTACGCCGCGGTCGTCCTGCCGCACGATGACCTCGCCCATGTGCCGTGCCAGGCCGGCGGCGTGTGCGCTGGGTGCGGTGCAGCGAAGTCCCGCGAGCACATCTTCGACCTGGTGAAGGGACAGGCAATGCTGTCGCTCGGCGCAATGCAGGGGAACGCCTGATGTCGCCCGATCTGTTCCTCGCCTCGATCATCGACCCCGGGCTCGATATCCTCGCCGAGCTGGGCACGCCGAAACCCAGCGACGCCGCGCGGCAGATGATGCTGGCGATCGCGCTGCAGGAATCGGGGCCGCAGCTCACCGCCCGCTACCAGAACAGCCCCAGCGGCTCGCCCGGGCCGGCGCGCGGCTGGTGGCAGTTCGAACAGGGCGGCGGTGTGGCGGGAGTGATTTCGCACCCCTCGACCCGGGACCGCGCCAAGGCGAGCTGCGACAAGCTCACCGTCGTCTGCGCCAACGCCAGCGTGTGGCGGGCGCTCGAGGGCCACGACAGCCTCGCCGCGGTCTTTGCCCGGCTGCTGCTCTACAGCGACCCGGCAGCGCTACCCGGAACCGAGCAGGCCGCCTGGAACTACTACCTGCGCAACTGGCGCCCGGGGAAACCGCACCCCGATGCGTGGCCCAAGAACTGGCAGACTGCGTGCGACGCGGTCGCCCGCAACCCGCTGACGGGGGCGTGAAATGTGGGAGAACGTCTACGCGCAGCCCTACGACGTCATGGAGCGGATGGCGGTCGATGGCGGCTGGCTCTACCGCAACAAGGTCGTGGTCAACGCTTCTTCGCAGAACCCGGGCGATTTTGTCTGGGCCACATCGCTCACCTTTGTGCCCGAGCCGGCAGCGCCATAGGGGCTGAATTGTGGGTATAGCGACGGATCAGCCGCAAGTAGTTGAAAACAATCGGATTGTTGAGGATACGCCATCCTTGCGCACGCTGATCCGTAGACCACTGCGGGTGCGGCTGTGGCGTGCTTATCGCGAGTACCGCCGGATCGGACTTCCGCCACTGCAAGCAGCGCGCGGGGCATGGGACATATCCATGATCGCTGAAAAGATTGGCATGAATGAGGAGAGGACATCCCTGCCGATGCAAGGAGTTGCCGATGATTAGCGGCACCGGCCCGCAAAGCGACCCGCTATGCTGCTAGTGCGCGCCGAACTGCGGCAATCGCCGATCCAGGGCATCGGGCTCTTCGCCCTTGAGCCGCTGCGCGCCGGCATGCCGATCTGGCGCTTCCAGCCCGGTTTCGACCAACTGATCGCGCCCGAGATCGCCATGCGCTGCAATCCCTGGTGGCTCGAGCGCTACGCCCAGGAGTGCCCCTTGACCGGCTACTGGGTGCTATGCTGCGACGACGCCAGGTTCATCAACCACTCCGACACACCGAACCTCAGCCAGGTCGCGCCGCTCTTCGATGCCCGTTTCACCCACGACGCGGTCCGCGACATCGAGGCGGGCGACGAGATCACCTGCGACTACCGCATCGGCGACGCCCAGCCGTTCCAGCGATTTGAGGTTGCGGCATGATGGACGACGTGAACGAGTTTTCCCGTAGGTTTTTCGAAGAGCGAGCCGAGCAGCCGCGTGAACCCCAACGACCGCTGACTCTCGGCAGTCCGATGCCGGCAACGCTCAGCCTGGCGCAGTGGCGACGCATCGTGGATGCCCTGGGCACACGTCCTTACGTCGAAGTCAAGGACATCGTCGAGAGCATTCAGCGCCAGGCTGGCGATCTGGACGTGCAGCATCGGGAAGCGGAAGGGCGGCAGGAGGACGCGGAGCACTGGAAAACTCGCGCTAACGATTGGCAGCGCTATCACGATGAGGGCCAGCGCACGATCAAGCGGCTGCGCACGGAGATCAAGAACCTCAAGGCGAAGCTCAAGCAGCCCGAAAAAGTCGAGCAACAGCCCGAGACCGAGCCATGAGCGCGCCCTGGCCTTCCCGCGGGCTGCGTGACACCGCGAATTACCGCGACCCCTCTATCCGCAACACCCAGAACGATACCGGGCGCTTCCCCGAGCGCCCACGCTTTGGCCGCAACCCGACCGCGCGCTGGCAATGGGGCGACGGCGAGGAATCGGAGGCCGATGTCCTCGTCGAGGCGCGCGAGCGCTTCCGCCAGGTCATCGATTGGGAGGGGCAATTCCGCAGCCTCTTTAATGAAGACATCAAGTTCGTCAACGGCGACGGCGACAATCATTGGCAATGGCCGGATGCATTGTACAATGACCGCGGCGACAGGCCGTCAATGACGGTCAATAAAACCCGCCAGCATTGCTTGCAGATTATTAACGACGCCAAGCAAAATAAGCCGCAGATCAGGATTAATCCTGTCAGCGACGAGGCGACAAAGGCCAGCGCCGATGTCTACGAAGGGGTCATGCGGCACATCGAGTACATGTCGAATGCCCAGGTCGCCTACGACACCGCGACCGAGCACCAGGTGCAGGGCGGGATCGGCTGGTGGCGGGTCATCACCGAATGGGAGGACGACAACAGCCTCGAGCAGTGTCTCAGGATCCAGCGGGTGCGCGATGCGCTGACGGTCTATCTCGATCCCGACATCCAGGAGGTCGACGGAAGCGACGCGCGTTTCGGCTTTGTCGTCGATGATGTGGCGCGCGATGAATTCGAGACCAAGTACCCGGAATACCGGGATAAAATCCCGCAGGGCGGGACCGCGGGGCCGATCGTCACCGGCGGCTGGCTCGATGAGGACCACGTCCGGGTCGCCGAGTATTACCGCGTCGTCGAGTACGAGGACCGGCTGCACTTGCTTCAGGACGGCTCGATGCTGCGCGAGAGCGAGGCGCAGGACGCCGATATGGGCCTGGTGCGCCAGTTCAGCCTGCGGTCGAGGAGGGTTCTGCACAAGCAATTGGAATGGTTCAAGATCGTTGGCGGCGAAATCGTCGATTACCGCGAGGAGGTGGGGAAATACATCCCTCTGGTGCGGGCGATCGGCGAGGAAGAGATCATCGAGGGGCGCCTCGAGCGCAAGGGGCACGTCAGGAACCTGAAAGACCCGCAGCGGATCTACAACTATTGGAGTACCTCGGCGGTCGAGCAGGTCGCGCTGCAGACCAAGAGCCCCTACATCGCCGCGGCGGAGAGCATCGAGAGTTTCCAGCAATACTGGCAGCACGCGAACACGGAGAATTATCAAACACTTCCGTACAACGCGCGGGACGATCAGGGGAACCCGCTCCCGCCGCCGACCCGCCAGGAACCGCCGCAGATGGGCCAGGCCTATGTGCTCGGCATGCAGATGGCGCAGAACGAGTTAATGATGGCTTCCGGCCAGTATCAGCCGACCATGGGACAGCCGACGCCGCCGGAAGTCAGCGGCAAGGCCATAGCACTGCGTCAGAGGCAGGGCGACAATGCTACCTATCACTACATCGACAATCTGGCTATTGCCATTCGATTTACTGGTCGCATTCTGCTTGATCTTATCCCGAAGATTTACGATACCCCGCGAATACTACGAATACTTGCGCCGGATGGCACGGTTGACCGGGTCCAACTCAATCCGCAGCAGCCGCAGGCGCTGATGACGATGCCGCAGCCCAACCCCAACCAGGCGCAGAACGCCGGCGGGATCACGCCGCCGACGCCGCAGCAGGCGCTGGCGGCGAGTGTGGTGCGGATTTTCAATCCCGCGGTCGGCAAGTACGAGGTGCAGGCCGATGTCGGGCCGGCTTACGCGACGCGGCGGCAGCAGGCCTGGGATGCGTTCCTGCAGATCGTCACGACGGCGCCCTCGCTGATGCAGGTCGCCGGCGACCTCTTGATGAAATCGGCGGATTTTCCGATGAGCGAAGAGCTCGCAGAGAGGCTCCAAAGGCTCGTGCCGCCGCAGGCACTGGGGCAAGGCCCGAGCCCGCAGGAAGCCGCGCTGCAGCAGCAGCTTCAGGGCAGCCAGGCGCATGTCGCGTTGCTCAGCGAGCGCATCGCCGTCGCCGAAATGAAACTCAAGGCCAGGGACGAACGCACCGACATCGACGCTTACGAGGCGGTGACGAAGCGCATGGGGCAGCTCTTGAGCATGCGCGGCACTGACGGCCCCTACAACGAGGGCGAGGAGGTGCGCGCGCTGATCAACCAGATGATCCAGGACGCCCTCTCACAGAACGGCATGGCGCCGGTCAGCCATCTCGGGCTCATGGACACGATACAGGAAACGGCAGCCATGCAGCAGGGCGCGGGGGGAGCGCCTGGGCCGCTGCCTGGGCCGCCCGGCGCAGCAGCACCCCCTGGCGCGCCGGGCGGCATCCCTTTGTCGCCCGAGCTGGTCAACGCGCTGTCGCCGGTCCGGCCGCCGAATACCCGGCTCAGTGCTAACAACAATTTGGGCTTGGTGCGCTGATGGCGACGTGGATCGATGATGCGTTCGAGGCGGTTGCGCTGGGCGATGAAGGGCGCCTCATCGAGCTGCTCCGCGAGCACCCGAGTTCCGAAGAGCATTTTCGGCTGATGAAGGCATCTCAGTGGGCTCACGGGATGACGACGCAAGAGATGTGCGAAGCAATAGAGGACTTTACCCAGCGCTGGCTCGCAAAGCAGCCGAGGCACTGATGGCGACCGTGCTCGACGACGTCCTGGCGCTGAACGAGATCGAATTGACGGTTCTCGACAACATGCGCCTTGCGCTCTACCCGCAGGAGATCGCGCGGGCCGGTGAGCACAACAGCGCCTATTTCCGCATCGTCCAGCAGCCGCCGGGGCTCATCGGCCTGCCCTGCCGCGCCGAGATCAAGACCGCGGACGGCGAGACGTTTTACGTCGCGGTGACCGATGGCGCCTTCCTGCTCACCAGCGACATCACCGTGCATGGGACGGGGAGCCTGCAGCTCGTCTATGCCGATGGCGAGGTTGATCACCGCACCCAGATCGCGCAGTACTACGTCGCGCAGAGCCTTTTTGCCGTCGACCCCTCCGATCCCGAGTACCAGGACGCGCTGGCGCAGGTGATGGCGCAGTGCTTTGCCGATGCCAGCCTTGAAGAGGCGAGCCTGGTGTTCAGGAACATCGCCGGGATCGAGGTTGATCGGGTGCCGCTCCCCGGCAGCGTCGAGGATCTCGACCAGCTGTATCTGCGCCTCAACGGCACCAACCGGATGACCGGCTCGCTGTCGATCGAGGGCATCAACCGCGGCATCATCCTTGATTTTGGTGTCTCGCAGCCGGCGGTCTACACCAATGGGCAGCGGCTGCTCTTGCGGCGCCCTGCTAACAACGCCGAGGTGCAGATCGAGGACAATGGCGGCGACCCGGCCTCGCGCAGCGACATTCTGACTGAGCGCTCGGCTGACCTGCGCTACCTGACCGCAGCGGCGGGCGACCTGCGCTATGTGCCGGCGACCGGCGGCATCATGACCGGGCCGATCCGTACGATCGGGCTGTCTGCGCCGCAGCTCGACACCTTGGTCTGGCGTGAGTGGGTTGAGCAGCAGATCGCGGCGATCCCGCCTGGCGGCGGCGGTCTCGACGAAGCGCAGGCAAGTCTTCTGTTCCTGCGGCTCGACGGCGCCAACCGGATGTCGGGCAACCTGTTCATCAACGGCAGCGGCATCGGCCTGGTGCTCGATCCGCAGCAGGCTGCCGCCGTCGTCTATGCCGATGGCACGCTGCGGTTTCGCCGCGGCAGCGGCAACGCCGAGCCGACAATCGAGAACAACGACGGGAATCCCAGCAGTCGACAGCCGCTGATCAACCAGCAGTCGGGAGACACCCGCTACGTGCAGCGCGCGGGCGGCGCTGCCTCGTCGATGTCGGGCACCCTGCACATCAACGGCGCTCCCAACGGCGTGCAATTTGCGACGACGGCGATGATTTACGCGCCTGCCGCCGGCATCGTGCTGCGCCGCGGTCTGGTCGGCAACTACGTCTACACCGAGGCCAACAACGGCGATGTCGCGACGCGGCGGCGTTTCCTCACCGAGGACGACATCGCGCCCTCGCTCAATCTGCTGATGGTCGCCGACGTCCCGCTCACCAGCGCGTTCCAGAATATTTTCAGCGTCGCCTATCCGATCCCGCGCGGCGGCAACAGCCGGGTGCAGGTGACGATCACGGGAGGCCTGCGTGCCGCCCAGATCAGCAGTCTCGGCATGGTGCAGGTCAACTGCACGCCGGGCAGCCAAGTGCAGAATGTCTTCACCTACACGGTCGACAGCGGCGGCGGCATCCCGGCCTGCAACGGGTTTTCGATTACCTTTGACGTCGATGTCACCGGTACCAGCCCGACGATTACGGCGCAGATCCGCAACCTGACGACGACGACGCTGGTGCTGGTCGGCGGCAACAGCGATCCCGAGCGCACGCTCGTGACCATCTCGGATCTGGGGGCGCGGTGATATGTGGGACCAGCTGACGCCGCAGCAGCAGCAATACCTGATGCAGATGCTGATGAGCCAGGGCGGCATGGGGCAGCCGGTCACATCGATGCCGGGAGGCCCGCTGCAGCCGGCGATGACGCTCGGCGCCCGACCCAACATGCGGGGGCAGATGAACCCGGCGCAGATGCCGGGAATGCCGCAAGCCGGCATGCAACTCGCCAACCCGCTGATGGCCGGCGGCAACAGCGCCGTCAACCCGCAGCAGCAGGCGCAGATGATGCAGTACCTCCAGGCGCTGCAGAGCCCGCAGAGCTGGGGCGCGAGCGCCAACGGCAACCCGGCGATCTGGCAGATGCTGATGGGTCGCAGCCCCTACTACGGCACCGGGGGCGCAGTGCCATGAACGATGAACAGGTAAATGATGCAACCGTCGATAGGTTGATGAAGCACGCTGGAGAATGGGCATCCGATCGCGACGCCTTGAAATGGGCTGCGCGAGTATTGGCCAATGACGGCATTAATCCTGCGCTGTCGCCGCTCGTGAGCTTTTCGGTTGGCCAGATGATTCGCCGGCACTTGTATCTCACGCGACAGGAAGCGGGGGAAGAATGAACGGCGACCAGAGCCAGAACCCGCAGCAGAGCTACCAGCGGCAATGGCGGCAGCAGCTCGAGCAGATGGCGGCGGTGAAGCAGGCCGCCTGGCAGCAGGCGCGCGGTTTGACGATCGGCGCCAATATGCCCATCAGCCCTTTCGGCTTTGCGCCGCCGGGCGTCAGCGCTCCGATGCCGAACCCGCTGCTCGCGCGCTTCAACGCGCCGGGTCTCGGCGAGGCCGATCCCGGGAACGCGCTCGCCGGCATGTTCATGGGCAACAGCGACATCAGCAGCAACCCGCTGCTCTTGCACCAGTTGCTCGGCGGCGAGCCGGGGCTCAGCAATGTCTGAACGGCTGAGCCGCATTCGCGCAGAAAATCCAGACCATCTGCGCGGCGCGGATTGGATGAAGCCGCTGCTGCGCCTCTATTTCTTTCTGGTGCGCTGGTGATCTGCTACGCCAGCCGCTCGGGAACGCGCCGCAACCTTGAGGCATTGCGCCAGCGAGGCTGGGGATTACTTGTCTCGCGAGCGGGCGAGTGGCGCACCGAGGGTTTCAAGCGCTGGGCGGCTGACAACGGCGCATGGTCGGATCATCAAAAAGGGCGTGCCTTTGACGAGGACGAGTATGAGCGGTTTCTCAACTGGGTTGAAGCACAGGAGACTGTACCTGATTGGCTTGTCCTTCCAGATGTTGTGGCAGGCGGTACAGCCTCCCTTGAACTGTCGGCGCGTTATCGCAACCGTTGCGCGGCGGTTGCGTCGCTGGTTCTGATCGCTTTCCAGGATGGTTTGACGACCGAGGACTTAGCACCGTTTGTCGGCCCGCGCACCGGCATATTCCTTGGCGGATCGACGCCGTGGAAACTCGGGACAATGCGCTACTGGGGCGAGTTCTGTGCCGAGCGGCGCCTCCATTACCATGTCGCTCGGGTCAACACGACCAAGCGCATGTCGCTCGCCGTCTGGTCGGGAGCCGACAGCGTCGATGGGTCGAGCGCCAGCCGATATGCAGTGACCTTGCCGATGCTCGACAGCGCGTCGCGGCATCGTGATCTTTTTGCATCGAGGTTCAGCAATGTCTGAGACCCACGAGGGCATCCGCCTCAACCTCTCGAAGGAGGAAGCCTCGGTCATGCTGATGATGGTCGCGCTCGGCTCCCAGGCCTATGACGGCGATGTGCCGAACCGCCAGATCATCGAGCTGCTCGACCGCTTCCCGCCAAAGCACCTGCGCACGCTCAAAGAGAAGCTCGAGCAGGTAAGCGACCTTCTGGAGGCGGGCGATGGCTTCTAACACGCCGGTGAACGCGCTGCTGCGCCCGACCCAGGGGCCGAACCGCTTCAGCGGAGCCCCAGGAGCCTCCGTGATGAGCGGAAGGCAAATGCCGGTCTCTGCGCTGCGGATCCCCAATCCGCTCGTGGGCGCGCCTCCAGCGGCTCCGCAGGGGCCTTCTGCGATGCCGGCACTGCCCGAGCCGATCCCGGAGGAAGAGCAGATCTCGGCGCGGGTGCCGGTGCCGAAGACCGATTTTCCCGAGGACCGGCACAAAGAATTGCACGACAGTCTCGGCGAGGAGTTCGACAAGCCCGAGGCGGCGGCATGGCTGCGTCATGTCTACCCGGTCGCCCGCCGCGGCAGCCCGCACGTGGACCCGCGCCACGTGCTCGAGGCGACGCGTGACGCATATTACGCAGTGAAGCACGGTTTCGCCGACCCGGCGTCGGCGGGACGCCACGTCCGTTTCAGCGCTCGGCACCGCCAGCGCGACGAAGATTTGCGGAGGACAGCCGATGTCGAGCCGGATACGCAACGACAACCTTGATCCCGGCAGTGGTGCTGCTGCCGTTGAGAGCGAACCGCGTGAGCCGGTCGCCGAGCCTGCACCGGCGCCCGAGCCGCGGCGCGAGCCGGCAAATGACCGCAGACCGGAGCCCGCCAACGACGTCACGCCGGAGCCGGCGAACGACGAGCCGCCCCCCGAGCCGACCGAGGCCGAGCGCGGCGCCGAAGCCCGCATCCGCCGCCTCACCCGCGAGAAGTACGAGGCCGAGCAGCGCGCTCGCGAGGCCGAGGCGCGCTTCCGCCAGAGCCAGGCGCCGCAGCGTCCGCAGCCCGGCAACGACAGCGAGGAGCGCGCCTACCAGCGTTTCCAGGCGAACCAGGCCGAATACGATTTCGCGCAGCGATGCAACGGGCTCTGGGATAAGGGCGTCGGCGAATACGGCAGCGCCGATATGACCGAGGCCAAGGCCGCGCTCGACGCGGTTGGCTGGGGCACCACACCCGACGCGCTCTTCACCCTGACCGAATTGCCTGACGGGCACCGCATCTACCGCGAGCTCGCCTCCGACCTCGACAATGCCGCGCGCATCCTGCGCCTGCCCCACGACCAGCGCACGATCGCGCTCACCCGTATGTCGCAGGGCAACGGCGCCGCTCCTCCCGTGACCCAGGCCGAGCAGCTGCGCAACCTGCCGCCGCCGGTCAGCCGCGCCCCCGAGCCGCACCGCCCGGTCGGCGGCACCGCCGCGCGCCGCGAGCTCTCGCTCGACGACCCGAAACTCTCGATGGCCGAGTTCATCCGCCGCCGCGACCGCGAAGCCAGGCGCTCGAAAATCGCGCTCTGAACGGGATTTGTCGGGGGCGATATCACCCCCGACGTCACCCCTGATATCGGGGGCGACAACGCTGGACTTCGATATCACACTGTGTCATATCTGCACGCCTTCGCGTAACAACGCGATGCGCCGATCGACGCTGGCTTAACGCGTCGCGCCGGTCAGCCCTGGCTTAACGGGCTGTTTCGCCGAAAGCATAGCCGAACTCGGCAGCGGCATCTGTCCCAGCAACCTCGAATTGCTGCGCCCAGATGCGCATGTCGACACGCACTCCCTGCGCACGGGCGCCGGGAGATGTCCCTTGGCGAACGCCCTCCTTACCATCGACATGATCACGCGCGAGGCGGTAAGACTTTTCCGTAATAGTAATTGGTTTTTACGTACCATTGGGAGGCAGTTCGACGAAGAGTTTGGTCGAGCGGGAGCAAAAATCGGCCAACAGTTGCGTATCCGTTTGCCAAACGACTACGCGTTGCGAAACGGCCCGACCGCCGTTCCTCAAGGCACCAACGAGCAGAACACGACGCTGGTGCTGGCAACCCAGATGGGCGTTGATGTCTCGTTCTCGTCAGCCGAGCGGGCGCTTTCCCTGGACGATTACTCGCAGCGCATCCTGGCGCCCGCGGTCAATGTGCTGGCGGGCGGTGTGGCAACCGCGATCATGCTCAACATCGAGCAGGCCTCCAACCTCGTCCAGAACACCGACACCAGCGGCAACATGATCTCGCCCTCCGCCGGCACCTGGCTCGCCGCGGGCGCGCTCCTCGACCAGAACGGCAGCCCGCGCAACGACAGGTTCATCGTGATGGACCCGCTCACCCAGGCGCGAACCGTGACCTCGCTGATGGGACTATTCAATCCGCAAGTTAAAATATCCGACCAGTATATCCGCGGAACTATAACGGTTGACACCTTAGGATTCGACTGGGGTATGGATCAAACAGTAATAATCCATACTACAGGCGCTTACGGTGCACCGCCTACAGTTGCGGGAGCTAATCAAACTGGTAGCGCTTTAACCGTCTCCGCGCTCGCCGGGCCGCTCAATACCGGCGACATCTTTACGATCGCCGGGGTCAGCTCGGTCAACCGCGTGACCAAGACGGTCAACGGCAACCCCGCGCAGTTTGTCGTGACCGCCCCGGTCAATGCCGGCGCAACCGTCATCCCGATCTGCCCGCCGATCATCCCCTTTGGCGCGGGTGGTGTGCAGCAGCCCTTCCAGACGGTCAACGCGAGCCCGGCGAACGGCGCCGCGATCACCTTCGCGACGCACGCTTCATCGCAGTTCCGCAACAATTTCGCGTACTACTCGGAAGCCGTCACCCTGGCGACTGCCGAGCTCGAGCTGCCGCGCGGCGTGCATGAGGCGGCAAGAGAAACCTACGACGGCATCAGCCTCAGGATGATCACCGACTACGCCGTTTTGTCGGACCAGTTCATCACTCGTCTCGATATACTATTTGGGTCGTTGATGATTCGGCCCGAATGGTGCGTGAAAGTTGCGGATATCTTGTAGAATACAATCATGGCGCGCATAACCCACACATTGACCGATGAACTGAGGAAATGGTGGGAGTACAACCCTCGCACCGGTGAGTTTCTATGGAAAAACGTTCCTTCACAGACGAGGGGGAAAAGTCATGCGCGTGTGGGTGCTCAGGCCGGTTCCGTGTATCCGACCGGCTATCGCTATCTCTCTGTTAAGGGACAGTATTACCGTGCGGGACGCCTCGCCTGGTTCTTTATGACCGGCGAGGATCCGCCCGGATTTATTGACCATATTAACGGCGACAAGAGCGATGATCGCTTTGAGAATTTGCGCGTTGCTGACCACAGCCAAAATCAAGCCAATGCAAAGTGGAAGACCAACACTTCCGGAATGAAGGGCGTTAGGCTCAACAGCGGCAAGTGGATGGCGGTAATTACGATCGACGGCAGGGCGAAAAACTTAGGTCGCTTTGACACAATCGTTGAGGCCGCAATGGCCTATAAGCGAGCTGCGGTTCATCAGTGGGGCGAATTTGCCTTGGTTCCAACCGATAGCGAGATCGAGGCGCTTGGCGAGATGCTAAGCAAAGTCCCACAAACAGATGAGGCGACATGAGCGAAGCAAGACCGGGAAATGCAGGGCGAGCTGACTACCCGCGGATGCTCTATCACGCCGATGGGCGTATGATTGTGGTTGATACGCCGGAAGAGCACGACGCGCTGATGGGCAGCGGCTGGGACACCGAGCCCGCCGAGATCCACCAGCGGCAGAAGCCGACCCCGGCGCCGACCCTCTCCGGCGGCGACCCGATGGCGCAGCTCATCCGGTCGGTGATGAACGAGGTGCTCGACGAGCGCGGGCTCGGAAGCAGAAGGAGGCGATAGATGGCACGAGGCGGAAGACGCGACGAGATGGACCGCGGACGGCACGAGGGCGGCGGGCGCAGCCGCGGCTCGCTGGGCGAGCGGCACGAAGGACGGCACGAGAGCGTGCGCCGCGGCGACCATTCGACGGCGACCGGGCGCGATCCCTACACCGAACGCTGGGAGGACGAGCGCCGCGGCGGCGGGCGCTACGACGCCGGCCCGGGCCACGAAGGCATGCCCGGCGCCCGCGACCTCGACCGGCCGCCGAGCCCACAAGGCGCCTTCGAGCGCACCGGGGGCACGCGCGAGGGCTGGGACGGCGCCCAACGCCGCATCCAGGACGCCGAGCCGCATATGAGACGCCATCGCTAGAGGAGGCCTCCCGTGCTCGTCCAGGATCTCATCGGCCTGGCGATGCGCTCGGCAGGCGTTTTGGGTGTGGGGCAGGTCGCACTGCCGCAGGACCTGACCGACACCCAGAACCTGCTGCAGCTGATGGTTCAGCAGTGGCGGCAGAAGAGATGGCTCGTTTTCAGGCTTAACTGGACCATCGTGCCGCTCGAGGTCGGGAAGCAATCCTATCTCGTCGGCCCGGCGGGCTCGACCCCGGCGCCGGACTTTGTCACCGACGGCGATTTCCGCCCGGCAAATATCCAATCGTGCTTCCTGCGGCAGAATTTCGGCTCGTCGCCCTCGACCTTCCCCATCGACTTTCCAATGCGCATTTTAGGAAGCCGTCAGGAATATGACAGCATCTCCTTGAAAAGCCTGCAATCCTGGCCGATCAACGTCTACTTTGACCCGACCATCCCAAACGCCGTCCTCTATATCTGGCCGATTCCGATCCAGACGTTCTTCTCGCTCTACATCGCCTGGCAGCAGGCGATCGACTTTTCGGTCGAGGGCAGCCAGTCGCAGGAGCTCGACGCGGTGCTGCCGGCCGAGACCCAGCTGGCGTTGATGTACAACCTGGCGATGCTCACCGCGGTCAACTTCAAGCTGCCTCCGGATCCGCAGGTGCAGGCCGCGGCCCGCAGCTCATTGAACACCCTGCGACAGACCAACTTCGCCATCCAGCCGGCCAGGATGCCGAGCGCCTTGAGGGCTCGTGGTCGCCTGCGCAATCCAATGGGAGGCTTCAACTATCCGGAAATCAACGCAGGCGTGCCGGTTATCAACCTGGGGGGCTGATGTCGCACATTAACGGCTATAGCCTCAAGAGGTGGAATAAGGGCGATGGTCTGGGCGCGTCGGATTTGAACGCAAACTTTGCCGTCTGCGCCGAGATGGCCGAGCAGGCGATGCTGGCGGCACGGCTGCCGGACCCGGCCAATGTGCGCCTCGAGCAGTCCCTGCGTGTTCTAGGGGAACGAATCGCTAACCTCGAGCACCTGACGGCGATGCATGCTCGCCAGCGCAACGAACGCGAATGGGCGCCCTTAAGCCATCTCGGGAGCGTGCTCGTACTCGTAAACGAGCTTCGCGGCCAGCTTGAGGCGTCCTGCCGGCGCATCGACGAGACGCACGCCGGGCTCGGTGTCGAGCACGAGGATCTCGATCGCCGTCTGCGGCGGCTCGAGCAGCAGCCGGACGCAGCCGCGCAGGAGGATTTTGCCGTCGTCGCCGCCAACCTCGAACGGCTCGCTCAGAAAGAACATATGCTGCTCTCCCAGGTCATTGCGGTGCGCGCCGAATTGCGCGTGCTGCGCGACATGGTCACCGGCCATGCGCGCAAACGCAACGAGATCGAGTGGACGCCGCTCTCGACGACGGCGCACCTGCTCGAGCGCATCATGAAGCTGGAGAATGCGCAGCCATGATGATATGTTTATCACATGGCAAAAACAGGTCCGAAGCCCAAGGACTTAATTGGGCAGCGCTTTGGCAAATGGATAGTGATCGGATCGCAACGGCATCGTGGTCGTCATCTGATTTGGCCTTGTCGCTGCGAGTGTGGCATCGAGCGATTTGTTCTCGGATTTGTTCTTGCCAAGGGACAATCCAGAAGTTGTGGCGAGTGCGAAATAGAAGATCTGACGGGGCGCGTATTCGGCAAATGGACCGTGCTCAGCTTCGACCCCGTTCGATCGATCCGAATGCGATATTGGACCTGTCGCTGCGAATGTGGGACGCAGAAAGCGGTTGTCGGCAGCAGCTTAAAAAACGGGAGTTCGCGAGGCTGTGGTTGCGCGAAAGCCGCTTATCACAAGGCGCGCCTAACCAAACACGGCATGGCGAATACGAAGCCGCACATGGTCTGGTGCACGATGCACCAGCGCTGCAGCAATCCCAGGAACAAGGCCTATCCAAGTTATGGTGGTCGGGGCATCAAAGTTTGCGATCAATGGCAGGATTTTGCTGTCTTTTGGGCCGATATGGGCGCGACGTACGAAGAGGGTTTAAGTATCGAGCGCATGGACAACGATGGCAATTACGAGCCGAGCAATTGTATTTGGGTAAATCCATCCGAGCAATCAAAGAACAGACGAAAATCTTCGGAATGGAAACGAAATGAAACTCGAGTTACACCAAGGAGCGTACCAAGCTAGAAGCCCTATTGCTTCAGCGCAAGTGTGCTACAATTTAGTCCCAGAACAAAATCCGCCCGATGCGCCCTTCCCTGTCACCCATTACCCGGCGCCGGGCCTGCAGCTGCTCTCGGATTACAGCAGCACCTTTGGCGACGGCACCGATGCCCGGGTGCGCGGGCTCTACCAGTGCTCCAACGGCTCGGTCGTCGCCGTCGTCGGGACCCAGATCCTCTTCTGGGAGGGGCCGGGAAACACCCCGACCATCTGCGGACAGATGCCCGAGACGACCAACTTCAACGTCTCGATCTGCGACAACCAGACCGATGTCGTCATCGTCGACGGCGTCAGCGGCATGTACGCACCGATCAACGATATGACCGGCGGCTTCACCCAGATCACCGACGAGGCCTTCTTCAGCTCCTACCGCGTCGATTACATCGACACCTTTATGGTGTTCACCCAACCCGCCAGCGCCATTTTCTACACGACGACATCCAACACCCTCCTGCCCTTCGACCCGACCTACTTCGCCGCCAAGGAGGGCTGGAACGATCTCCTCGTCTGCGCCGCCTGCCTCCACGACAACATCTGGCTCCTCGGCAATACGACGGCGGAAATCTGGTTCAATGCCGGTGGTGCGACCTTCCCCTTTGCCCGGATGCCGAACAGCATTTTGCAGCAGGGCTGCATCTCCGTCTGGTCGGTCGTCGTCGCCGACAACGCGCTCTACTGGCTCTCTCAGGACCGCTGGGGGCGCAACATGATGATGCGCGGCGAGGGCTATGCCGCCCGGCGCATCTCGACCTTTGCGGTCGAGGACGAGTGGTCGAAATACCCGACCCTCGCCGACGCCATCGGCATGGTCTACCAGCTCGGCGGGCACGAAACGATCGGCATGTATTTCCCCAGCGGGCAAGCCTGGTGGGCGTACGACGCCTCGACCCAGCAATGGCACAAGCGCACCTTTAGCGACCTGTCGACCCCGTGGCTGCCTTCCTGCATGTGCGGCTATGGCGCGACCGCCTTTGTCACTGCGCAGGAAAACATGGTGCTGGCCGGCGACCGCACCGGGCCGCGCATCTACCAGGTGACGCGCAACGCCTATACCGACAACGGCACGCCGAT